TTATTCCTCCAGTTGTTGAAGACTGCGGCTGCGAATCTCTTGTTGCAGCTTCTCAATCACTTCATTTACGTCCAGGCTGCCCAAGTCTTTGCCACGACGGGTGCGCACGGCAACTTTGCCTGCTTCAACCTCTTTGTCGCCACAGACCAACATGTAAGGGACACGACGTAAAGTGTGCTCGCGGATTTTAAAGCCAATCTTCTCATTTCTCAAGTCTGCTTTTACACGAATGCCCGCATTTTGTAGTTTCTGCGTTAATTCGTTAACGTATTCAGACTGAGAATCGGTAATGTTCATGACCACAACCTGAACCGGCGCAAGCCAGGTCGGGAAGAAGCCAGCAAACTCTTCGGTCAGAATACCGATGAAACGTTCCATTGACCCAAGAATTGCGCGGTGAATCATAACCGGCACCTGACGCTCGTTGTTTTCGCCAACATAAGAGGCGCTTAAACGGGACGGCAGGGAGAAGTCCAGCTGTACAGTACCGCACTGCCATGCACGATCGAGGCAGTCATACAGGGTAAATTCAATTTTCGGACCGTAGAATGCGCCCTCACCCAGTTGGAACTCAAACGGGATGTTGTTTTCTTCCAACGCAACGGCCAGGTCAGCTTCAGCACGGTCCCACATTTCATCGCTACCGATACGTTTTTCGGGGCGAGTGGACAGTTTGACGACGATCTTCTCGAAGCCAAAGGTGCTGTACATATCGTAGACCATACGAATACAAGCGTTAACTTCATCACGGATCTGTTCTTCAGTACAGAAGATATGCGCATCATCCTGAGTGAAGCCACGAACACGCATCAGACCGTGCAGCGCGCCTGACGGCTCGTTACGGTGGCAGCTACCAAACTCAGCCATACGCAGCGGCAGATCGCGATAAGATTTCAGACCCTGATTAAAGATCTGTACGTGGCCCGGGCAGTTCATGGGCTTAATGCAGTATTCACGGTTCTCTGAAGACGTCGTGAACATCGCATCTTTGTAGTTATCCCAGTGACCTGTTTTTTCCCACAGCACGCGGTCCATCATGAACGGACCTTTAACTTCCTGATACTGATATTCTTTCAGTTTCGAACGAACGAAGACTTCCAGTTCACGGAAGATAGTCCAGCCATCATTGTGCCAGAACACCATACCCGGCGCTTCTTCCTGCATATGATACAGGTCAAGCTGTTTACCGATTTTACGGTGATCGCGTTTGGCGGCTTCTTCCAGACGTTGCAGGTAGGCGTTGAGGGCTTTTTTATCTGCCCATGCAGTACCATAAATACGCTGCAGCATCTTATTATTGCTGTCGCCACGCCAGTATGCCCCTGCGGTCTTCATCAGTTTGAAGTGATGGCAGAAACGCATGTTCGGCACGTGCGGGCCACGGCACATATCGACATATTCTTCATGATGGTACAAGCCAGGCTTGTCATCATGGGCAATGTTTTCATCAAGAATAGAGACTTTATAGGTCTCGCCACGCTTCACGAAGGTTTCACGCGCTTCGTACCAGCTGACTTTCTTCTTAATGACATCGTAGTTTTTCTCAGCGAGCTCGTGCATCCGCTTCTCGAGCGCGTCGACGTCTTCCTGGGTTAACGTACGGTCAAGATCGATATCGTAGTAAAAACCGTTGTCAACAACCGGTCCGATCGCCATTTTGGTGTGCGGCCAGAGTTGTTTGATCGCGTGCCCTAACAGGTGCGCACAGGAGTGACGAATGATCTCCAGACCTTCTTCATCCTTCGCGGTGATGATGGAGAGCTTCGCATCATGTTCAATCAGATCGGAAGCATCTACCAGCTCACCGTTAACACGGCCAGCAATCGTGGCTTTCGCCAGACCTGGACCGATGTCCAGCGCAACATCCATGGGGCTTACAGCGTGGTCGTAATGGCGTTGGCTGCCATCAGGAAGAGTAATAACAGGCATGTTATATCCTTATTTGCAGTGGTGCCCCACACGTAAGAGCACATACAAAATCAAATTATTTAAAAATATCATCTAGTTAAATGCGTTTCTGAGCTTCACTCTGCTAAGTGTGTACATTGTGGTGTACATAATCCAAAATGTACCCGCATTAACTACCTGATACCGAGTTGTCAGTGTACACGCCGCGGCCATGTCAGAAAAGGGTGAATTGATTAAGATAATGATCACCCTCACCTATTGCTGGGAAATGATGCTGTTGTGGGCAGACTGGCTTGATGAGAAGGTGTCGTAGGGAAGCAACACAAATCCTTGCAATCCGATACAAAGCTTTGTGTGCCTCAATTATGTCTAACTTTACTTTGTTAAATATTGTCCAGAGAAATATACAGTTCCGCCAGTTGGTATCGAGGCGAACCCGGCTACATTTAATTGGCCGTTAGGTTCAATATAACATTCAACTGGTATCATTGAGCTTGTCGCGCTAACACCCCATGCAGGTACAGGAACTCTCTTCAAAGGCCTGCACGCTGCGATAGTGTTATACGCAACAGCGGCTGTACCGCGAGTCAGTGAGCCTGTGATCTGTACAGTTTTTCCAGTTAGCATCATGTCAAAATCACCTGTATCAGCCCACCCATTTACAGGATTCCCGTCTTTTACCCCAGGATACCCTGATACAAGAACGGTTCCGTTGATATATCCATTAACAAGTGATACATCCAGACCTAGACCACCTAGGTAATCTACACCAGCCTCCCCATTCTCATTGGCGAATAGTTTACCGTGTGTCAAGCTATTACCTCCGAGAGCGTAACCACTTTTTGTGTTTCCTTTAGAGGATCCGGTACCTATATTTATTTCTACAGAGTCAGGATGAACACGAATTCCGCCAGAAGCATTGCTAATTCTGTGCTCTCCGATAGTCCAACCAACGCACTTATTATCAATGGTTAATGAGTAATAGTTCCCGTAAACACCGAATGCAGAGTATCTACCAATGCTTACGTTTGTTATGAAACCGGTATTTGCATCAGACGGTATAAACCCCCATGATGCGTTCTGAACAATTAACTCACCAATAGTAATTCTGTCGATTGTAACGTTATCATGAGCGTCATAAATTCCGCCCATAGTGACATCAGGCCAGCCGGTGTTGTCATAAAGGCCAACTGTGATTCTTTCCATGTGAATGTCAGCACATGCACCACCAGAATCTGATTTAATGATGAATGCATCACCGTACTGACCATAGCAGTGAGCACGACCACCTTGCAGATTTTGGCATTTTATTGTCAGACCGTGGAATCCTCCAATGCACTCAACGTAACCCAAAGTTACACCGGATAATTGCTCAAGCAGAATGCTGTGAGTACCTGGTTTACTGGCGACATTTACAGAACTTAATGTCTTGATGTTGTCAATTTCGATATTTGCATTTGCACCAACAGCGTAGTGCTGCAGTGCATCTTCGTAGGTTATCGACGCGTAGACGTTCTGGGATACATAAGCACCTACGTCGATACCAAAATTAAATGTTTTAAATCCTCTGGCCTGATTCTTTATTGACCCCTGAATAATTGTACCTGTTCCATCAATGAACCTTGATTTGTCAGATATCAATTGCGGCATCCCCGCGCCAACAATGGAAATGTTTTCCACTGTATTTCTGTTCAAGCCATATAATCCAGTAATGTTGTATGTCCTCTTGCCCAACCAGAAAACAGATCCAGGAACAGCTGCAAGTAATGCGGCTCTCAGGTCTCCGTTGTACGGGGCATTATCGACAACAACAAATTTAACAGGCGGGCTGTAGTGCTCAGCAAGGCCACCAACCAAAAGATAACCATCTGGCTGGCTGAGTCTGTATTCAAGCTGATCAGGGTCGTATTTACGTACATTTGGAAAGTAAAACTGCTGTGCATTATTAGCATCGTACACAGCCATTGAATGGCCCTGTACAGTAACAAATTTTGCAATCTGTCCGTTATAAACAGGAAAGCCGCCAGCGTTGATGATAATCGGCTGAGACACAGGAACATGGCTACCATCTTCATTTTCAAGGTAGACCTGAATCTGATTCGCAGGATTTACCGGGTCAGTATCAATCTGCCCGATGTAGATTTTCCCGTTTGCCACTGCCTTAAATGACCTGGGCATAGTGAACAACTGCGAAGGCATGCTTACAACGACATTTGCAGTGATGTCTGACATTATACTTTTACCTTGCATGTTTTGAGCTGCAGAGAACTTAATTGGCAAAAGTGATGACAGGCCGAGTAAAGACTTCAGAAGCGTTCTTCTTTTCATGATTCTTCATAAATTGTGATGTTCTGAATAGATCATGCAAAAAAGAATGCCTGTCATCAACATGATAATTACCCAATCTTCGCAGCTTTGAGTTAAAGTTTGATATGATTATGTAAAAGAGGATTTATCATGGAACGCGATTTACTGAACTTTGCTTTGTTACTATGCGGAATTGTCGTCGGTAAGTTGTTATTCACTTAGTGCTTCTGATTTAGCGCCCTGAGCAACAGAGTTAACAGCCCGCTCAACTTCAGCTAACGCTTTTTCAAATGCGGTAGAACCACGTGGAGTGTTAGCCAGGCGAAGCATTGCGTTTCGTGCTGGTTCACTCTCATACATTCTCGCCAGCAATCCATAACCACCACCTGCTCCAACTAGCGCAGGATTTGTTGCAGAGCCGATACCCAAAATGAATGGTATTGTCTGCTGACCTGTTGGCGTTGTTACGCCTGCCTGCCCAGCACGCTTAGTTGACTCAAGATAGTTCTTCAGTCCTTTCAGATACGCAGCATCACGCCCTTTAAACGCAATACCTGTCTGGTTAGACATCATGTTAACCTGTCGCAGGAACTGGTCAGGAGAACCTCCAGACTTCTCCATCGCCTTACCGATAATGCCATTACGCATCTGCGCGCGTCCGGTCTGACCAACTGAGCGGTACAGGTTTTGAACTTCCGACTTGTCCTTGCTGAACAGCATGTTGTTAACCACTTCTGGTGTCAGGTCGCCTTTCATGATCACATTCTTCAGCCTGGTATTCTGAAGTTTGCTTGCCTCATCTGCATAAACCGCATTAGCCTGCTTGTAACGACGAAGAGTATCACTACCAAGGTTCTGACCAATAGCGCTATCGATATCGCCAGTCATAGCCTTGTAAACCCTCTGAATTGCTGCATCTGAACGGTTTGGCATGACCACACGCTCACCCTTAACGTCCTGTCTGAACTGACTGCGTAAATTGCTTAGTTGCTGTAAATCTACATTTCCTCCAGCCAATTCATCACGGTAAGCCTGTAGCTTAGCTATCGTGTCATTGTCAGATACCTTACCTAACTTCTGTAAGCTAGATATCTCATCATCAATTTGCTGAATCGCTCTTGATGGCTGGATATTAACGCCAGTCATTGCATTCTGGACTTGCTCAAGACGATTGCCGGCCGCTTGTTTGATACCTGCTGATTTTGCTTTCAGGCTACCGATGACAATCGATGGGTCATACTCTCCGAAGCGGGATGAAAACTCATCTACCAACTTACTGCGCGCATCTTGCTGTGCTGCACGCATTGAGCTTGTACCCGCAAAAGGAATATTTTCAGCAGTTGTTTGAGCTGCCTGTGATATTCGCGATTGCGGCGTATAAGCACTCCCTGCGCTTGGCTGGTGATGGATAATGTCAGATGTATGCAATGGAACATCTGCGGAATCAGCGAAACGGATAGCCTGCTGCGCTTCTGGTGATATTGCTCCACGCGCACCACGATACGCAGCGCCAGCAACGCGACCAAGTTGATTAATTGCACCACCCAATACAACACCAGTCCCTAAGTCTGTTGCCAGAGCTTCTGGATTATCACGCTCACTATTTGCAGCCAATGAACCAACAGCATTTTCTGCCAGTAAGCGTGATGCCCCCTGCGCAACACGACCGGCAATAGATGGCGCTTGCGCTGCAATTCTCTCTGCACCAACAGGAGTCAAATATGGCAGCGCTTCAGAGAAGATTTTACCTTCTGTCGTCTGAGGCGTAAGGGTACCTTGTTGTAATCCAAAGTCCTGCTCAAGTCCCTGTGTCGTGACGCGTGGTGCTGGCTGATAAGTTCCGTCACCTATGCCAAGCTCCTTTCCAGCCCATGCCCCGGCACTGGCGACAGCATCAGCCATTGATGCCGGGATGTTCGCCAGATTAACGCCAGCCTGTAGCAGTCCTCTACCGGTTTCTGCTGCCGCATTGCCAAGTTCTGACATGAAGCCACCTTGTTGCTGTGGCTGTGCTTGCTCTTGTGGTTGTTGTGCCGGTTGTTGAGTCGTCGTAGGCGGATAAGCAGCATAGAAAGCCTGTTTAGCCTGTTCTGCATCGTTTCCGGCTTGCGGAGCTACTACTTCATTGAAGTATTGCTCCTGCGCCTGTGCTTTCTGCTCTGGTGCTAATGCCTGGTACTGTTGAGAGGCAATAACGTCTTTCCATGCCTTAGCCATTAATCACCCCATAGAGACTGGTAGCCATTTTGCTGTTGTGGTTGTTGCGCTGCCGGCGCTACCGGCTCCTGGTAATCAAACTGCTTCTTCACAGTACCAAGTTTGCTTTCTAACTGAGTACGAATTTTACCTATTGACGCTCTAAACGCATCCTCGCTCATCTTTGGACTCAGAGCACCAACAGCGTCAGATAGTTTTTTACCTTCAGCGTCGGACAAGGCTCCCATACCCTTCAAGCTTGCTACCATAGGCAAGAACGTCTGCGCCTTGAAGGTATCAAGACGGGCCTCGAAGTTTGCTGCATCAGAGCCTGGTACTGTTGGGAAAGCAGAACGGACACCTACCGCCTTCGACAAGCCTGGGCTTTTCTCAATTTCACCAAGAGAGTCGAGCGCCGTACTGAACGTATCAACCGCACCCTGAGCTGCCGCCTGTCTGTCTGCTTTTGCTACTTCTGCCTTCTGGCGTACATCAGCCTGCTTCTGCTTAAGCTCGTCCAGTTTTATCTGGTTGGTCTCTCTGGCGATTTGACGATCGAGAACCTTATCCTGTAATTCGGCCCGCTGAATTTCACGCGATAGCGCCGCGTTCTGCGCACTGATGTTTTGCCCGCGAACGGTGATATCTTGCCCACGTTGCTGAAGAGCTTCGCCAGCCTGATTGCTACGGATAGTTTCAGCAAGTTTGCCGCGGTCAATGTCGCGACCTGCTACTTTATCCTGAATATCGAAATACTTTTCTGGCCCAACCGCATGCATCCCGATCAGGTCTGTTAGCTGAGAGAATCCTTCAGGGCTTTGCTGATATGTCTGCCACGCCTGCTCAGGAGATACGCCGATTTGCTGTAGCGTATTCTGGTGAGTAGTAAGTTCGCGCATAACAGCATCAGGACCCTGCGCAGCGGCGATATTCAGTCGTGCAGACATATCACCCATCGCCTGATTTCGATCAGCGTCAACAAACCCCATGCCCTGACGGATTGTTTCAATCTGGTCTGGATTCGTGGCCGCGAGTTGACGCAAGGCATCGCGATCACCTGCGGCATAAGCCTGGCCGAATGCCTGCTGAAATTCAGATAAGCGCTTAGCCGCCTCACCCTGTCCGATGGCCTGACCTATCGCACCAATCCCCTGAGCGAGTTGAACGCCTACGTTTGGGCGCTGACTGAAGTCATAGCTTGATAGTGATGGCTGCCCGGGCGCGTTTTGGTTAGCCACCTGCATTGATGGCAGGCCAGCGAGTTGAAATGTAGCCACGATAACTCCTTAGAAGAGTGAGCCAAGCAATCCGATACCAGCACCGATACCAGCACCCCATGGCGTCGAAGTACCTAACAGGCTTGCAATACCAGCACCGGCAAGCGCACCACTCGTACCGCCGCTAATGGCGCTCCCCAGCGTGGATTGCCCAGAACCCTGAGAGCGAATAGCTGCCATCTGCTGCGCGAGGTTCCCGGCGTTGTTGGCATAGTTCTGACCTGCTGAAGCCTGACCTGCTGCCGCAGACTGACCGACATTTAACAGGTTTCCGTAATTCTGCATCTGGCCGGAAAGCCAGTTCTGTCCAAGAGTTGGCGCTATTGCAGCCAGTGAATTGGTTGTTGCGGTAGAACCTAACCCGCCTGTAGCTTCAGCTGAATTTAGCGCCTGATATCTTAATTGGTCTGCCTGATTCTTAAATTGATTGGACCCGTAGTAATCATTCAGCGCATTACCCTGACCTTCCAGCGTGGATAATTGCTGAATTTGCTGGAGTGCTGGCAAACCAGCGGCGGCGTATGGCGCTAGTTGCTCCATTACACGGTTGAATTGAGCGTTCTGTAAGTCCATTCCATATTTAGTCGCTTCAGCTGCTGCTTTCTGCCCGCTACTGGATGAACCGCCCTTACCACCTTTTTCAGGACAAAGAGGTTCCTCACCGCGCAGTTTCCTGCCCAGTGCAAAAATATTGCTCATGGTTAGCTCCTGGAGTTTTTCTGGAGGAAGTCGATTAGTTCTTCGCGGGTTGCTGAATAGAAAGTGACATCGTCTACGCCTTTGAAATACTTCTTGATGGTTCCCACTCGGTTAAGGCCGATCATCGCGCAGTAAATCTGGCCGTGACGGAACTTACGCGCCGCATAGGAGATGACGCAGGCGAAGTTAGTCGTGGCGATGATGTGTCGCCAGAATGCCAGGCCAATGTCTTTACTGAATCCTCTGGCGTGTGGCAGATACATCGCGTGGCAGTCGAAGGTTAACGGCTGCGTTTCGTGGTAATAAACGATGCCGCCGAACTCGCCATGCACGTGAACCTCGAAGTATTTCGTGTCAGGTTTGTAGTCGTATCCGTCCCCGTTATTACTACCGGCGATGATGTCGGGATGATTACCGACAGCCTCAACCAAATCGGCATCTCGCGTTGGCTTAAATGTGATCATCATTGCTCCGCGATAATTTTTATGGTCGTTGCTGTGAACGCAGCGCCATTGGCCTGAATAGTGATGGTGCTTCCATTGGTGGCAAGGAATCCTCCCTGATCGACGCTGAAGAACGTAGCAAGAAGAATGTTGTCCGTAACTGTGGCCGCATTACGGCTGGCTACCAGCGTGTCAGGAACGGCACCTGAGAAAGTAAGCTGCATCGACCTGTTTGTCGTACCGCCAGGGTAACTTCCTATCAGGGACAACTTGAAATTAAGCGTCTTGTTTTCGTTGTAGACGGTCAGTTTGTCTGTGGTTGTGTTGAAGAACGGTAGCAGCGTTCCTGATGATGGAGTCAACGCTTTAAGCATCGTAATCAGGTTTGTCGCCGTTGTCGGAATAACCTGCGATATCCCCGTATAAACAACCTCAGATTTCTTACGTGTAGTGGCATATTCCAGAGCATCAATGCGCGTTTCGTGGTTAGCTAGCTCCGCTTCATTGTCAGCGATCCGCGTTTCGTGGTTAGCTAGAGTAGTCTCAATGTCTGCGACTTCATCAATCAGGTAATCGACATCGTTACGCAGTACATCAATCTTCCCCTCTGCCGTGGTCAGTCGAACATCGAGTAACTGAATAGCATGGGTGTTGGCGGTTATTCTTCCCTCGTGATCGGCAAGAGTAATATCCTGCTCATCATTCTTAACCTGAGCGTCGTATGCACCCTTTCCGGCATCGTTAGCCTTGTCTGCAACACTAGTAAAGTCAGCAGCCTGAGACAGAATATATTGTTCATATGCAGGGCTGTAACCAGCTGGTAATGATTTTGCGCTTAGGCTAATTGCTCTAATTACTACCGGATTATTTAGGGACGGATCGGCCATCACTCAATCCTTATCTGTGCGCCTGATAATGTGACAGGTGACTTGGTGATAACCCTGATTTTGAAACCGATGTTTTTTCGTATGCGCCCGACACGCTTCCAGATGACGCGCTTGTCGTAAACGAATGGCGCATTCTGCTCAATCATCTGCTCGCGGCCATAGTTGATGCCGTCAGTGGTGGCTGAAAGGAATAACCGGTCAGCGTATTGGGCAGCGCCGGTTGAGGATTCGACCTCAAAGTCGAATACCCTGGCGTTATCAGCTTTGAAAAGCGGCGTGAATAACAGGTGCTCCTGTTGCTTTTCGTACTGGCTGGATATATCGAACTGAAGAGCGCCCTTCACTGCTTCCAGTTTGTCACCGCAGGTGATCGTGTTTCCTTCGTACATAAAATCGATAGCGCGGTAGACGTCGTCATATAGTCCGGTTTTCAGGATGCACCACTGTGGCCCGTTCTGCGATGCTGTGCCGTCATATACAAGCACGTGGCGCGGTAAGTGAATCATCAGCAACTCGTGAGAATCGAAGCGCAGAGATTCCATTACGGCCGTAGAAAGCTCGTCAGCAGTGTACTCACGAAGAATCTTCTCGATGCTTGATGTGGCGATCGGAGTTGCTCGGCCAGAGTCGATGATATATACCGAAGGCGCACCGGTTGCCGGGTTGCTGACGATGGCATAAGCATCCATGAACACGCACTTACAGAACGTACCAGCAATACCTTTTGGCACCATGTACGCAGGGTTAGCAACATAGAGCGCCGCGCCAACTGTAGATGTGCCTGTCAGCGTGAAAAACTCAATGGTTGATGACCCAAAACAGACGATGAAGTCTCGCCATGTTCCGATGCCGATAATGCCGTCAGGCTGTGACTCGGCGCGATACTCAGCACTGTATCTGTCAGGGTGCGATTCATCTTCAAGGTCAGTGATAAACCATGAGTCTGAATTTTCCTTCGCCCAGGCATATCTACCACGCAACCGGGTTACATCACGCGCAGAGCCGAGTTCATATTGCGTATAGCCACTGCTTACAGGCCAATTGGCGATCGTCTTCACTGTTCCGTCGTACCGGTACTCGACAACATTTCCGTTAACACAAACAGCCTGAGACGTGCGCCCATGGGCCAGAGATACGCGAGACGAACCGGAAACATCACCAACCGCAGAATCCGACCGGTACAACTTGCCACCCATAACGCGATATACGGCATTCTGAGAGGTGTTATACTCTGCCCCGCGCGATGTACCAGCAACGTCTGACAACTTCGTTACACCCGGGAATGAGCGCAAATAACCCGATGAGTTGATCACCTCTTTAGGCGTCGCCAGCATGTTGACAGGCAAATAGTCGATGTAGTCGGCGTTGCGGAAGTCTTTGCCGACTCCTTTCATTAAAGGTAATTGCTGAATCGGCATTTACTCACCTCATGTACTCGGATCGTCTTGTTCGATGTAAAAGCGATTCCATGTGAATGCTGATTTGTTACCGGATCCGCGAGGCATATCATTTCGACGCTCAAGCGGAGGGATGGTGGTTAATGCAATGCAAATTGTCTGATATGCGCTGTCTGCTGCTGAGAGAAGTGTATCTGATGGCTGAATGACGTTATCCATGCAGACTTGAACAGCGAGTTTTAATGACACTCCGTCATATGCCCATGCTGGAATACCTGAATCGTCATCAGGCAGTGGCATCACATCGTTTGCAGAATCGGCGAACAGGTACCCAAGCTCAATACCTTTTACCTGCCATGCTGCCATCATATCTTCCAGATCGTTTATCGCATCTTCTACTGCTTGCGGGTCAGCATCTGTCAATGTGGAGTTAGAATAAAGACCGGCCTTTCTCAGCGCTTTGAGGACTAAATCACCCTTTGTCTTCGCCATTTTGTTCCGCCTTTGGTTTTGGCCCCGGCTTCTTGCGTTCTTTTACTTCTGGCTCTGGCTCTGGCTCTGGCTCTGGCTCTGGCTCTGGCTCTGGCTCTGGCTCTGGCAATTCAGTTTCAGCCGGTGTCTTCACCCATCCAAGAGATAATTTTTCTTCTATCTCTTCATCTGCAACGATGATGTAATCAAGTGAGTGCGGCCCGCAGGTGATCATAGAACCTGGCTTATAAAGCATTGTGTTAGGCATTATTCACCCCACATATAATCACGATTGATAACCTCAAGAACGTAACCATCGTCGTTAACAAGCCACGCATCTTGATACTTATTAATAGTTACCTCCTGATCTTTAAATCTGACTTTCGCAACAATATCGCTTGTTTCAAATTCAACGTCTTTGATCGTTTGGATTGTAACTACCGATGTAATGGGCCAATACTCAGCAGAAACGCAGCCTTTTTGTTTTATTTTTAGGAACATAAATCACCATTAAAAAAGGGGCCGAAGCCCCTGATTAATTCATGTCGCTGGTTACTGACCGGCGATAACGATACCGGTGTACTCCGGAACCAGTACAGAGCAACCGTACAGAGTCGTGAAACGACAGGTGGTTGAGCCTTTGATGTGGTCGAATGCGTAGGACATGATCAGCGTAGCGCCCTGCTCGGTGGTTGCAGTCATTACCTGCGGACCCTGACCGGTAGGGAATGCCAGCTTGCCATACATCAACTCTACAGAACCATCAGCCCAGAACAGGTTAGCCGGTGCGGCGTTCTGGTTGAGCAATGTCAGTGCTGCACCATTAGCGGCGTTTGCGTCAACGTTCGCGTACGGACGGCTTGGTACGTCAGCGTTATCCGGCGGCAAAATCTGCGGAGAGATTGTCGCAGTAGTCCCGCTTACCGCCAGTACACGGAAGACCTGAAGCTGATCAGTGGTGTCTTTGGTGATCTGGTGTACGGAGTGAACGCCAGCGATGGTGAACGCATCGCCAACCTGAAGACCGGCAGCAGAGAGTTGGATAGTGCCCTGACGGTTATCCACCGGCATGTCGTTGGCATCTTTTGCCTGAACCTTATGAGCAGGAGCGGCAGCCAGAGTAAGCGCTGTTGCAGTGCCATTAGGTACACGGCCAGAGATGTCAGTCTTGTAGCTGTCGAATGATGCAACTGGCGGAATCTGGGCTTTTTCGTATGCCGTCAGAGATACACCTTGAGTGTATGCGCGATGGCCTAACTCACCTGCCAGATCTTTGTAGTTGAAGGGATTCCAGAATGAGCGGCGGTTAATACCCTGTGGAACGCCGATAGCAGTCATGATTGCATCAATGCCAGCTGCGCTGTTCCACAGATCACGACCCTGAGTACCGGTAGTTGAGTTTGCCATCGCGACAACGTTTGTTGCACGCTGAGTGACCATTGCGATCAGATCAGAATCAATCTGCGCCGCCAGTCGCTGACCAGCCGCACGCCCTGCTTCAGTCTTGTGCTCCGGATCACGCATTTCACGAGCATCCAGAGTGTACAGAATGTTTTTCGGCTCTTTGAACACAGAAGGAACCAGACGCTGAACTAATGCGGTTGGAGTTTTACCGGTCAGGTCGAGACCTTCTTCAACGTTCATGTGGTAATGCTGCGGACGGTAAAGAACATCTCCTGCACGTTGCATTGCAGTATCGCCAGGGCGGAATTTCTTGGCGTTGCGAGACACTACGCAGGAGGCTTCGAAACCTTCCACGTACTGTTCAAACATAATCTCTAGGTCTTTTGCTAATTGGTTAGCCATGCTTAATGCTCCGATAGGTTATTTTTTTGCCTTTTTGGCGGCGAAATACGGCGTCCAGTCACCGGTTTCCAGTGCCTTGGCTTTCAGTTTGTCGAGGTTGTTGATCACCGCGCCGTTGCTGCCTTTTACTTCTGGCGTTGTTGCGGCATTTGTTTTTGCTTTAGGCATCGTTTTGGCTTTTGACTCGATACGCTCGAGAAGTCGACCAAGAGCTACGGGGTTGGTAGCCTCTGCCAGTTGTTTTCGAAGTTCGGCATTACGACCAAGAGCAAGCACAACCATTTCTGGCTTTTCAGACTCGTGAAGAATTGCGTCCTGAATAACTTTAGGAACTTCATCAATAACAATTTGCTCAGCCTCAGCGAAACCTTTTACCTTCAGCGCCTTTGCTCGCTGCTGGTAATTGGCTACTTTTTGCCGATGCTGCTCATTGAATTGTTCCTGTTGCTGTTTAATGACACGCTGCTGCTCTTTGTACTGGTCATTCTCTTTAGCCCATTGCTCAAGCTTTTCCTGAAGCAGGTCCTCGTCGTAGTCAATGCCAGGGTCTGTAAGCTTTGGCATGACGGGTGGCTGAGAGATAATTGGCTGTTGCTGTGCGGGTTGAGTAGAGAGGCGGCGAAGCTCTTTAAGCTCACGATCCTTCTCTCTAATCGTACTGCGCAGATGCTTAACCAGTGCCGGGTCTTTCGCGTCTTCGCTGGTCGGCGAGTCCAGCCTTTCATCACCGAAATAGAATTCTTGCTCTGAATCGTCACCTTCTTCAGTCTCAACTACACCATTCTCATGGTCATCAGCTTCGACGTTGTCAGTGTCGTTTTCAGTTTCGACATCATCTGGAATTTGCTCAGGTGTGTCGTTGTCTACTTCAACTTCAGGTGTGTTTTCTTCTGCCGTTCCGTACATAAATACCCCTGTTTACTCGATGTTATGCCCATCGGAGGCAATAGGATGCCCGGCCTCATAATGACGACCATGGCGAGATAGGTTTGATTACTGCTGTGGTGTTTGCTGCTGCGCTGCGCTCTGAAGGACGCTAGTCACATCCATGCGCTGCGAATGCCCCTGCGCCTGACCTTTGAGGACAAGTTCTGCATCTGCGCGGGCATTGTCTCCGCTCTGTTGCTGGAACTGTCCAAGTAATTTCAGTGCTTCACGGATATCGGACTTCTGCTGGCTGTCGGCTGATGCGAGGATCTTCACGACGTTAGCCGCGGCTACCTGCGCTTCAGTCTGAGCCTGGAATGCTTTAACCTGGATTGCAGTCTGCTCGTTCTGTGCCTTCTGAAGTTCTGCCTGACCCTGCATGAGGACACCTTGAGCCTGAACCATGGCTGGATCTGGCTGGTTCTGTTGTGCTTGCTGCGCCTGAGCAACCATCTGCTTCTCTTCTGGTGTGCGTGGCTTGATAACACCGGAAAGAAGCAACTGATTGCGGTTGTACTCTTTCAGGTCGTCGATGCCTTCACCATCCATGTTGTCGAGGATCATGGATGAAACAAGGTCGTGCTTAGGAGTACCCGGCGGAATCAACGCCAACATGCTGAGAAGCGATTTAACCGTTGCATCACGTCGAGTTGCAAATGATTGCCCTACATCAACCGTAACCTCATAGTTTCCTTGCGACAGGTCATTGAGCGCCACTTCCTCACCAGTTTGACGATCAACAACCGCGCCATTCATTAGCGCAACATCATCGGTTCCGTCCTCGTTCACAATGCGCATCGGCGTATCGCTGCCATACACCTCTCGCGCCATGGATAGCCAGACTACGCCAGCGCGGCGCATGGATTTCGCCATGTTGTCCATGTAGATATAGGACTGCGTATCCATCCGGTTAAAGATGCTATCAACTGTTTCTGTGGCTACATTGCTTGGCATATTCTCAAGCTGGGATGCGCCGGTGATCTGCTGGATAGCTGTGCCGGTGTATTGCAGGAGTCCGGCCAGTGCCGGTGGCATTTGAGTTGGTGGCGTGTATCCACTTACTTGCGCCTGAGCGACTACTGCGCCTTGCTTATCCTTCTGGCTTACCATCGGAAGAAATGCTGGGCGCTTTTTGTTTCTTTGTGCCCAATGATCGGCTAACGGTCCAGGAATAAAATCGACATCGACAATAGGGATGCCATCTCCACCCGCCTGCGTGGCGTTGTCAGCAATCATGGAAACCATAAGGTTCTCAAGTCGCTGAGCATCCATCGCTTTGGCTGCATGGCCCTCGATACGCTCCTGGTTATCAACGAAGGAACGACGTCCATACACAGGAATAAGCGGGATGTGCTCACCAGGGATGCGCTTGGGTTCTTCCAGCCATTCAGCGCCAGATAGCAAACCGCAGTACACGCGGCGTTTCTTAACCTCACGCTCGCCAATCATTTCGAACGAACCTTCTTTTAGCTCGTCCTCAATATCCTTTATCTGGTCTTCGTCATAAATGGCAGTAGCATTGGTTATCGGGTTGCGCCATGCGCTAATCTTCACCTTTTCTGTGCGCACTTCGTAGTAACGACCTACGTAGATAGCGTCAGGTGTAGACCAGTCGTATTGTGTGCCTGAATCATCTTTACTCAGGCTGGCAGCAATTGAATCAGGATATTCAGCCTCGAATGCCTTGGGCGTCATGGAAAACATCTCCATTGCCCATGTCGCATCGCTGCGGTCGTATTGCTTGCTGTCCTGGTCGAAGAAAACGCATGTAGCCGGGTCATAGACTGGCAGAAGGCTAATGCGCCGCTGTTCGTTGCTCGGGTCCATCTCATCTTCGTAGTCAGCGCACATGCGCCAGCACCCGAAGCCGCCGGTCACTGCATCATCGAATGCGTTATCACATGCTTCGCCACCTGATGTTTCCTGATAGTCGGCGCGGAACTTACCGTTCATCTTCTCTGCCAGAGCCTCGGATGCCTGGCTATCTTTAGGCCGGAATCGGACGCTGATGCGGTTCTGGCGATATTCGCCAATGATGCGATCACATTCACGGGCAATCTTGTTTAGTTCGAAGCGCGGGTAATGCTCAAAGCGCCCTTCGTCAAATGAGTAACCAGCGTTTGTGCTTCCTTCCCATTGAGCCCCGGAAACCCTGACGAATCGTTGAGCCTCTATGATCTGCTCGCGCATATCTTGTGTTGCGGTGTAGGCGTTATCGAAGTTGCATAGCGCCTTACGATGCCAGTCATCCATCTTTTTATCGTCTGCCATCATCCAACTCCACAAGGAATATTAATATTTGAGTAATCATTCTCTTTTGGCCTGCCTACATCACCGTAACGGATGGAGAACCGACGCATCATGTATGCGTAGCGCGTGGCGTCCATGAGGTCATCGCGAATCTTCACGATGCGGCCTTTCTCATCACGGTGGTAAAAGTTGTATTCCTCGAACCAGTCACGCAGCCCACGAAATACTTTTAGTCGCCCGGATCGCATTAGGTCGTACAGCTCGAACAAGCCAGCTTCTACTGAGTTACTGCCGTCTTCCCACGTAGCGCGGTCAGGCAGCATGTCAAAGCCAGCCTCTTCGTAATACGTCTTCTGTTGGAGCCCTGATCCTTTCTCCGTTTGCAGGCCATCGTGCGGCCACGCTGTGGGAATGCCATTGGCCCACATCTTGGTTGCGAACCAAGCCTCAGCTGGCGATGTCTGCTTAGCCTTGTATGCGCGAGTCAGGTAGAACTTATCTTCGTCTCTATCCCAGGCTAACTGGACATGCGCCTGAGGGTGATCCCATCCGAAGTCCATGCCATCAATAACAAACCAGTGGTCTGGGATTGGGAATGGGTCACAGGTGATCAGGTCTTCGCTGGAATCATAGATCCGGCCATGTCCAAGCATTGGTATGCCCTTGGTGCGCATATCTCTCTGGTGCGGCGGGAATGAAGCGAGCAATTCCTCTTTTACTCTGTCGCTTAGGTGCGGGGCGTCATCCCAACCAACGTTCATGCAGTGCTGAGCTGATGAAGGAGAATCCATGAACTGGATAACCAGATCAGTCCTTCCGTTCTCTGGCGTAAAGGTCAGTATTCCTCGCCCACCATTGCCTGCATCGCCAGTTGCGGTACGGGTCAAAACCTGTGGGTAAATAGTCGGATCTTTGGGTTCTTCGTCGATGTGGAACCAGTCGACTGCGTCACCCATCAAGGCATGCTGCCCTTGCGAATAAGACCAAAACTGAATCTTGGATACGCCACCTGATTTATGCTTCACATACACAGAGCGCATGGCATTAGCAGTTCCCTGCATAATTTCAGTGCCAGTGATAAGTTCACCTGGTATTAATCCACCTTCCCATCCCTTATCGGTCTTGCGACCAATTAGAGGTGTTTGAAGTAAGTCCCGGCACTTTTCACCAGAATACCCAAGGCACCAGATCAGCGGAGCGTGCGTAAATCTATGACCTGCCCAGTCATCTGGGTAATCTCCAATAGCATGAATGGCATCAATGAATGTTGCAGTGTCAGTTTTACCAACTCGGTTAGCGGCAATCAGCGCAACCTGTGAAAAATTAGCGGTGTGGGAAATAAATTTCTTTTGCCAGTCATAACGAGTTGAATAGTAATCGCGATATCTATAAATGTGCTGGCGTCGTTTTTGCTCTTCTAGAAGCTGAACCAACTCAAGCTTTTGCTCCCGCGTCAGATTTTCCATTCATTAGCTCCTGAATGCGCCGCGTTAGCTCGTCGTCGGTTTTATCTTTGAGTGGGGTGTTTTTACCTGCATCTGGGTTATCCAGACCGTAGGCTTGTCGTTCAAGTGCGATAAGGTTTTTCAGGCTATCAGCTAAATCCTTCATAGCTTTTACCCTGCCAGGCAAACTAATGATCTTGTGGTAGAGGTCATTTAGCTTATCCATTCCCTTATCATCTTCTCGCCTCAGCAACTCACCAAGCTGCTCAAGAGCCGGAACATCAGAGCATTCAGCATCAAGCTCATTCAGCAACGCATTGGTCAGCGACCTGGCCTTTCTTATGTCTCCTCGATGCTCCATGCGAACATTAGCGATAACCTCCGCATTAGCTTCGACAATCTGCTTTTCTGTAATTGAGTTTCCGGTGGAAACCTTCGTGGAAACCTCTCGCTTGGAAACCAAGGCATCAGCTTTGGCATTAATCTTTGCGTTTAGATCGCGTTCCCATCCTTCGGCCTTTGCCCGCTTGTTTATGGCGGTATGAGATATTCCCTGGCTAGATGCAATTTCCCTTACAGAAAGAACACCGGCCCGGTAATCAACCTCAATCCTTTCCCAGTCCGGTTTCTGCATAATCATTTTCCTTTCTTTTTCTTCTTTCCGGCCTTGCTCATAGCAATGGAGATAGCCTGGTCTTTTGGCTTACCAGCTTTGATTTCGGTTGCGATGTTTTCACCGATAACCTTTTTGGATTTACCCTTCTTTAGCGGCATCTTGTTGCTCCTGAATGTATGGAAGAAACGCATAAACAATTCGCTGCACCAGGTAGCAAAATGTTTCGTTCATCTCATTGTTGTTTGTCGGCACGCCAACGTGATGGCAAATCTCAAAGGCCAAATGGCACGCCTCATGAGCGAGCACTGATGGCTCGTGCACAAACACACCCATGATAAGCAGGGGTGCTTTCCCTTCTCGCTGATGGCTGTAAGCAAATCCATTGAATCCTGACACATCCCACTCAAGACCCAGCTTAGAAAGATACTCTTTAGCCTCTTTCCTGCTTCTGAGGAGGATAATGTCAGCGCAATTGAAAAGGGGTACTTGATATCTTGGTGGTTTAGCCATTTGTTTACCGCTTACAACGGAGAGTAGCCAGTTTCAAATGCTTCAGCGGGTGAATATGATTTATACCCATCCTCATAGACAACATAGTAGCCACCAGGCATTGGCCTGTGTTTACAGATATATTCTGCGCTGATATCGAACGGCTGATACTGTTTGTCTTCTGGGTAGATAATACCGCCGTAGCTTGCCGCCCCACTCGCACCTGTAATATCTGGGTTTGGATTATGGCGAACATGTTCAATCTTCAGCGCCCAAACTTTTTTGTGGCACTGGTATCTCGGCATTTCTTGTTCAGTCATCTCTTATGCTCCGGTAGTGAACAGATCCAGTGCTTCTTTCGATTTGCGCACAGCCTCAATCGTTCGAGTAGTGACATATGAATTCGCGCCACCTGCCTGAAAGTGGATTTTGAACAACTCCAGTTTCAATTGGTCAGTGCCGATAAAGGAGAAAGCTTCTTCAGCGGCCGCATTCTGGCTCATGACCAGCTTGTAAATTTCTAACTTGAATTTCTGTTCGTCGGTCATGGTATTTAGCTCTGCCATTGTTGGCTCCGGTTGTTGGGATAAGCCATTAAGATGAAAACTCTTGAATTCTCATATTGATGGCAATAAAAAAGGCCGCCTAAGCGACCTTTCTTTTTTTTATCTGTGATTATTTATCTTCAATGTAACTGGATAGATAGCCAATATTTAAACCATCCATTACCCCGCTTACAGGTTGCCTGTCCTGACGCTCAGCAATTTGATATTCATTTGATTTAGATATTCCTTTCTCGCAATAAGCACAGAATGCAATTCCCGATGATAGCGCTGGAACAGATCTGAAAGCAGAAATATTAACTACTCCAGAACCGCCACAAAAATCACACATAACAACCTCGTCTAGTTGTTCGTCATTGAATCAGTGGCAGGTGGTGACGATACCGCTTTTCGGGAGCTACCCTAGCCACGGATTTATTATATCACGCTTCAACTCATAGGTAAGTCGATGACCAGATGAAGAATGCGAATCCTGACGCCGCTACAACAAGCGCAGATGCGATGTAGAAGAAGTGGTGTATGAAGGTGATGATTCTGTCAGCTAGGGTTGGCTTTATCTCAGGATGATTGAGAACGTCATCGCGTATGAGTGATATTCCGTAGAGCATCGTTATTTCACGCTCTCGTTTCATGCCGCCATCCTAATTATTGATGTACCAATGCCCCCATAACACCAAAGCTATCCACGCTGTGAAAATAATTATTGGCACCGTCCACGCATCGAAGAATCTATAAACTGCACCGTAAATCTTCTCTTTCAGCGTCGGTTTCTTCCATATCATCTCGCCTGCGTAGTCAGGCCTGAAAACAACATGGGCTGGTAACTGATTTATCTTTATTTTCATCACTTACCTCAGACACTGCGTGTTGATGTAGTCCTGCAGATAGCCAACCTGTTTCGTCACTGTGACAATTCGTTCTCTGAGGGTGAAATAATCCCGTTGAGCGGAGTCAGTAAGTCTGGGGCCGGAAGCATCGCCCATGCTGCTGGAGCCGGCCGCTCCGTTCTTCCGTGTACCACATATGGCTTAACGCATTTTGACTAAGGCTACGCTTCTCTCTCCATGGCTTTAACTGGAGGCGATAGCATTGGCCGTCATTGAGATATGGTTGCAGGTGCTGACCGATGGCGGCGAAGTTGCCAGCATGCAGCTTGATACCATGCTCTGGGATATTCATACGCCACCTCCGAGAGGTAACGCAGAATGCAGAAAATCGCAGGTGCATTTCTGCATCTGTGACGGGTGGTTTGAAGTACTCTTTGTGTTTCGCATCTAATTTCCCAATCAGATGCAGAGGTCACAGCCGGGTGCTCAATCCGACTGCGACCTAATTATAACACTAATTTTGAGGGTGAGTAATGTTGCTTGACGTTGCGTTTACTACTGCTGCGGTGCTGCTGCGAAATGCTCGACACCTTTAGCCCAAATAGCTTTGATGGTCGTCCATGTGACAGGAACGGTGATTTCAATTCTTCCGCTGCCGTCGCAGGTTTCGCAATCATCATCACCAAAACACTCTGGGCAGTTTATAAATTTCGTTTCTGAAAACTCACCGGACAGCACACTCTTTGCGCCGTTCTCAGCGGTTAGTTTCTTCGGGAGCAGCACCCAACCATCCGGAGTTACCGGAGGGTTGCCAGCCTGAAGCATGGCGGCGCGGCTATCTTCCCATGCCGTCCAAAACGCATCTTTCATCATCTCAACAAAAAACGGCGATACCCTTTCCATTCCTGGAGTTGTCCCATCTCCAAAATGCTCTTCGAATTGCTTGCGGCTATCACACTGAGATATGGGATCAGCACCAAACGCCGCAATAACCCCATCAATCACCTTCACTGCATCAGCCATTGCGTAACCGAGATTACCGCCGTCGCTTTGTGCTGCTGCTTTGCTGAGTATTTCGCTTATCTGGTGCAGGCGATCGAGTGATACAGGACCGTGAGCCGGGTGGTTGTTAGTTGTCATGCAGTAGCCCCTTCTTGATATTTTTCGAACCAGAACACCACTGGGTCAGATTTCATTTCAACCAATCCCATACGAACCAGCGCTTTGCCTTTCCCAGACACAAGGAATTCACGACGACCATCACCGATAATTCGCCGATAATCTTCCAGGCTACTGCAATGCTTGTGCAGATTGCATGGATGGCATGCTGGAACCATGTTGGATATATCGTCACGCTCCTGGTGAAGCATATTTCCATCAAAACGAATGACCGGTTTTACATGGTCTGCATGCCACTTATCGCCAAGCTCGCAGCCGCAATAAGCACAGCGACCGCCAAACTTCATGCGCAACTCTGCACGCTGTTTTTTCGTCAGTGCCATCTCACTCCCCCTTCACGCCAATGCCAGCGGCGGCACATGCCTGATGCAATACGCTTTCACAGTGAACTACAGCGCTGTTATAGCCAGCCCCAAACATATACGGGTGCTTTTTACCGTCTCGACGGTTGCCTAGTTCTTCCATAGGTATTGGCTCAAACTTCACGGTTATAGTCCGCGCCTCCAGTTCTGCTATGCGCTTCTCTGCGGCACGTAACCTGTCAAACAGACTGTTACTTTCAATGCATAGCCTGGCTTTTATCTCAACGTCATTAGCAATCTGCTCTTTGGCCTCTTCGTATGCCTCAGCAACGACGTCGTACATGCGAGATTGTCGGAAGAATGCCTGCTGGAAAGTTTGTTTGCACTCCAGCTCATCCAGCAGCGCGTTAGCTTCATCCTCTTTCAGCACCACAGTGTCAAAGCTCTCGGTCTGCTTTTTGATTTTTGCAATCAGCGCCTGTTTGTTGAGTGCTGTCATTGGGCTGCCTCCTGGGTATCTGCGATAACTAATCTCCCATCACAAAGGGCATTGATGATTTCCCGATACTCCCACCCGAAATACATACTTTCGACGTAAACTCGAAGCGGTGGGTAGTCGTGTTGTTTTCTTCTAATGAACGCCTCTGCGGCCTCTCTGGTAAGGTGCGCGTTTACGTGCTGCCATTCCTTTTTAGTCCCGCAAACAGTGTGATTATCGAGGTCAGCAAGCAGTGACCACTGCTCATCCTCTACGCAATCAAGGAAGTCTCTTTCCCACATTTCCTGTGCAAGGCCGTTCAACTCATCACGTTCATCTTCGTCGGCGTCATCCCAATATTCTTGCGGTGAATCCCATTCATCGTCATCGCAATGGACTATTTTCGATTCGCAGTACTCATCAGCTATCCCGTAAATTGTGGCCTGCTTCTGAACCATGAAAATTGGGTCGGCGGTGATATGTCGGCTAACACCTTCTCCGCGATGGTGATATTTCAGACGCTCAATAAAATCAGCGAATGTTTCTGGCGTCAGTTTTGCTCCATCTGCGATTGACTTGCTCATAGCGCGACTCCTTTGCGAAGTTGGGCGGCGAAGTTATATGCATCCTGCCCGTATGGCGAGTCGTGACCGCCCCACTCGATGGCAAATAGCTCCACACCCTGCGCCCGCACTTCAGCCAGGAAAGCGTCGGTGGCTGGGGTTTCTGGCTCGTAACCATCGGCGCTGACGTAACGGGTAACCTCCTCTTCGTAGAAAGTTTCCGACTCGATATGTGCAACATGACAATCGTTGATGATGAAATTTTTCAGCCCCGCATTCTCCGCTGCCAGCACCCTGCACTTGCTCTCGGCGTTAGCGAGCTGTACTGCCATGTCGGAAAGTTTTTGCTCAAGTTCGATGATGTAAGACGCCATCTTTTGAGTAAGTTCTGCTCCGGGATGGTATTCGCCAGAAGCGATAATTCTTAACGTGTTGCCAATGATTGCGTTTGCGCTTGATTCATTAGTCATAATCCTACCCTCATAAAAAAGGCCCGCTAAGCAGGCCTGTTAATCGATGTTTTTGCGTTTTCGGCAGATGCCTATCCGCATCGTTAAAAATATGAATGTGAGCACCAGTAGCGATGCTTTGAATGCTCTCTCAGGGCTAAGGCCTGGCGAGTAACCAAAATGGAGGAAATGCACAACCTTACCGCCTGATTTACGCTCCGTGTGCCATAGCTCAGTTGATATTCCAAAGCCAAATACGAACTTGCCAAGGAAGTAGAATTTATCGAGCTTCACCATTTCCTCCTGGCATAAAAAAGGCCGACTATCACGGCCACGCTTGCAGATAGCTCTGCTATGTAAGGTTCAGTCATGAGTAATTCCTCTTGGAATGCTCGCTCGACGCCCATCAACACAACGAACAACGTTAGATATCGAGCTATAAATTTCGAATGACGAAATCTCTTTTTCAGTTCCGCAGAATTTAACCGCCCACTGATAAGAATCCCTTTCGTAATTATCTGGATTGCAGCCAGTCATGAACAAAATGGCTAACAGGATTAATGCGGTTTTCATACGGCTCTCCCGTAAACCATCATCAGTCGCTTTCTCGCATCGCTCTGCATAAACTCAGCCACGACTCCATTCTTTGCCGGAGTCATATGGCGCGAACATCTTCGGGTCGTCGCTGTTACGCGTTTTCTTCATCCCCTTCGCTTCCTGGCTACTTAGGTTTGCATCGACAGCGCGTCGTCTGATTTCTTCGTAGCCACCACTTTTCAGCCAGTGCTGATAAGCATCTTCGCCGGGGAATACACCGATGCCCGGTACGCTGCGCAGCTTGCCCATGAACCGGAGTTGCTTGGCCTCTTCGTAGTACCGGTTACGGCAGATGCCGAGTTCCTTGTAAATCAGATCAACCTTTGCGGGCTGGTTAGCTGATACGTAATCGAGAATGCGTTGCTTTAAGCTGTCCATCGTCTTCACCTGATAAGGCCGGCGGCCTTCCCTTTGAGATATTCATCCCATAGCCACTGCGCTGGAGTAAGCGCACCCAAAGTTGCAGCATTAGGCATGCAGCCAAATGTTTTTCCTTCAGGGTGGTAACCGATATTCCGGCTCTCATGGGTTACGGGAATGACATCAGAATTGCACTCAATAGCCATAACGGGTGGTGGGATTTGTTCTCCTCCAGCTACTTTTAGCGCCCATTCCTCGAGCTTTTTAGCTGCGAACTTTTCAGTTTCAACTTCGCTAAGTTGCCTTTGATACATGGCCCGTCGAGTATCTGTGATAATCCAGTACATGACGGGATGTGACCATGGGAACCTCTCCGCTCCGCCAGTGTGAACGCCTTTTTCTCTGCTGTAGCGATGAAACTCATTCATCACATCAGACAGGTTAATTCCAAGAACTGTACTGCTATCCTTGCACCACTTGATGAATTGCCCAGGGGAAGGCCAGAAAGGTGACTCGCTAGCTCTGGCGTGCCTCACCCCTGCGGAAAGCTGTTCTCTGCTGCGTATTCCGTTTTCAGAGAATGCGGCGATCCACTGTCGCTTTGCCGTCTTCTCGTCAGAATCTGATTTCAGGTTGGTCTGAGATGCTGCCGGGAAGATTTGCTTTAGCTGGCGAAACAGTGAGTCGACCAGGTTCTCGGCTTCGATGTTGATTACGTTTTTCGGATCGTGGCTTCCGGACATCCGGGCCATTGCTTCACCATCACGGTTCTGAATAGCTGTCATCAGTTGCATTGTCACAGGAAGTCCTCCCAGCCCTCTCGGCTGTTCCAGTGTGGAGTTTCGGGTTCACTACGTTGCTTTCTGGTGAGCGGGTTAACGCGTGCATTTCTGATCCAGACGCGGAATGCTGAATTCCAGTCAAGAAGCATGGTCCCTCTCGCAGTGTGGTAATCCTTGAAGTTGAGCAACTCAGTTTCAATGCTCACTCCCTTCTCTCTCGCCATCGCTATGTGTTCTTCGTTTGGCTTGAACATCGGTGGAAGAGGAATTTCGCCTCCTGGTGATATGCCAATACGACGCTTTGCAGCTTCGCTCATAAATCCTTCGCGCCCAGAGAGAGAGTTAGGTTCATTGACTGGTTCAAAAGAGTGACTGGTTCTGGTGCCATCTGGTGGCATAGGGGGTGTGCCATCTGGTGGCATAGGGGGTGCAACGTCATTGCATACCCCTATGCTTTTTAGTGGCATAGGGGTAGCATCCAGATTCAGATAATAAACATTGGATGTATTACCCTTCCCGTTTGCTACTCCAATGCGATTTTCACGCTTTAAAAGCCCCATTTCTTCAAGTGCATCAATATGGTTTCTGACGGCTGTTTTGCTGCATTCGCAGTGATCTGCTATGTGTTGATGTGATGGCCAGCACTCACCTTTGTCATTCGCGTTATCAGCCAACTTGATGAGCACTAACTTTCTCAGAGGATTACCAACCTTAATGCTCATGGCTTTTGCCATAAGGTTCATACTCATGCTGCTTTACCTCTGATTTGATTTGCGGCCCACAAACCTGCGATCCACTGGATGCCCTTGGGCGTGAATTTATTTTGAGTGAAGGCGTGACCGTTATTTTGGTTCTCACCCGTCTTGACAGTGAATCGACCAGCGTCAATGTGCTGCGCATATGGAGTTAACTTCCCGGCAAGCAGGTACATAACTTCGCTATCGAGAAGGAACTTCCGAAAGATATTTTCTTTAATGTGAAGCAATTTGCAGGTTTCGCGAAACCCAAGAGATCCTGACGCATTGACATAGCTATCAACGAATTTCACCTTCGGTGCAGCTATTGCCAGTTGATTTTCAAGGTGCATATTTTCCTCAGCCAAATCAGCAGCAAGTCTTAATGCCTCTGGAAGAGTCTGTGGTAATTGCGATGGCTGTTTTTCTTTGAGTTTTGAGAGAACCGTGCGACGAACCGCTTTTGATTCCCTCATGCCAACTAAAACAGCCTGGTCATTCGAGATAATTAGATTTTCTGATTGAGTGCCGTTTGAATTTTGAACTACGAAACTTTCGTAGTGCTCCCCTTCCAGCTCATCCTTGACTCGAGGGATAAAATCATTGTTACGAACTGGCTTTTCTCCATGCTCTAATCTGGCTTGATTGATAATGGAAAGAAGCTCATCAGTGCCGATTTTGGCGTTGTTGCCTGAGATCATAATTCCTGGCATAATTAACTCCTGAGTTATTAGAAGTTCAAAGTCATTTGGTCAGATCGCTCGGTTGCCGCCGGGCGATTTTTCTTTGTGAGCACCGCAGCCACTTCTCTTGCCAACCGCGCCATATCGTCATCAACGACACCCCATTCCAGAACTGCAAGCAGCATTGCCATCTTCGGCAGCCACGTTTCTTTCCAGCGGGTTATCTGTGCCTTATCGACGCCAATCTCTTTAGCTACGTTGTTGCCACCTTTCATGGCGATACGGTTAAGCAACCAGGACTCAATGCGACGGGCATTGACCTTGTTGCGGTTAATTGAGTTTTCCATCTGTGATAATTCCTATGGTGTTGAAATAGTTAATGCGCATCCTGTGATGCGTAGTTGTTATCTCCACAAGGGCGGAGAGGATGAGCAGCAATGTTAAAGAGCGGTGTTTCTTATTTTTGAATTAGTGCTGAGCTTGGCGACTGTCGCCGAAGAGCAGCCATTCCGGATCGCACTTAAGCGCACGAGCCAACTCAACCAAATAACGTGGACGCTTCGTTGTCCCTGCCTCGATGGCCTGAAGAGACTGCTGTTTCATTCCCGCCAATGTTGCCAGCTGGGATTGAGACAGATTCATCTCTTCACGTTTTTGTTTGAGGCGCTGAGAAATTGTTTCCATATCACCTCCACAGTTTTATCTGTATTCTGTGACAGTTATTTCTGTTTGTCAATTACAGTTTTAGCTGTGACTATCAAGGCACACAGAAAGAGGTATTTATGAGCCTTGCAGAACGAGTAAAACAAAAAAGAACTGAGCTCGGATTGACGCAGACAGAAGCGGCTGAGAAGGCCGGGATCCGTCAGCAGTCATGGCAGAGCATTGAAGACGGGAAAACTCTCAAGCCACGAAATATAATTGGTATAGCCAAAGCATTGCGTTGTGATGCTGACTGGTTGATGAACGGTGGCGCATTTATGCCAATAGCCGAAGTGAACAGCAGGAGAGTTCCTTTGATTAGTTATGTGCAAGCTGGGGCCCTAGCAGAGAAGAACCCAATAGAGGCCTTCGATGGTAGCTTAGAGTACATCCTTACCGATCTTGATTTGTCAGAGCACAGTTTTGCCCTGCGCATTGAAGGTGATTCCATGGAACCAGATTTCAAAGCTGGTGATGTGATTATCGTCGATCCTGAAGTTGAGCCGGTTCCTGGTGAATTCGTAGTGGCTAAAAATGGCGGCGATCAGGCCACTTTCAAAAAGTATCGCCCTACTTTTACTGATATGAATGGATGTCAGCACTTTGAGCTTGTTCCATTGAACGATGATTATCCCGTAATTAACAGCAGCATCCAGCCTCTGACAATCATCGGCGTGATGATTGAACACAGAATTTATCGACGCAAGCGCTAGCACCACATGCCATCACCGAAAGAACCGGCTTAGGCCGGTTTTTTTACGCCTGCACAAAAAATAAATCTCAATATTTTACAGATACATATGTTATTCACAAAAAATAATACAGTTTTATCTGTTGACGATAATACAGTTTTATCTGTATCTTTATCCCATCAGCAGGACGCACCACCGAGACAAGGAATTGAGTCTCAGCTCTTTAACACTGATGGGGTTACTTCTCCCGCCCTTGTGGGAGACCAAAGGAAGTTGCTTTGGGATGTGGTGAAACAGGAAATGATTCGCTGGCATCGAATATCAATCTGGATTGGCTGCGCAGCCACCTGTGAGTAAGTCGATGGTGCTTAGCTTGATCAACTAAGCGAAAAGTCCGCCGGATTTTGTGGTTCAAATCCACATTCACCACACCACCAAAGCAACCACTGGAGGACATATGACCAAATTTATCGCAAGCAACAGCGTTACACGGCGTTATCTGAAACGTGGTGAGCTGATGGCTAAACGACGCGCTGAGGCTGCTCAGAACGCGTTACAGGGAGTTAAGCATGATATGTCACGAGTAGACCGCGCCACTTCGCTCGGTAGTCTGCGTGACAGCAATACAGTCGGATCTGCATGTTTGCCGGATGTGGCGTTGTACGCCGCTGGCCATCGCAGTAGTAAATCGGTTACGGCGCGTTAATTAACTTATGAGGTGAGGCAATGTCTATTAAAGAGGTAACTTTCGATTGCTCTGAAGCGAGAATTGAAGGTGTTAGATATGACTTGATCCGCGTGGTTGCTGATCACGTTGATATTGATGACGTCATGAAAGCAATAAAGCTTCACGACGACACTTCAGAGGCTCTTGATTGTATTGGTGAAGAAGATGTAATCGAGTGGCTAGAGGGTAAAGGTTACAAAATTAGCGAAGATGATGAGGCTGCCTAACTGGCGGCCTTTTTATTAGCTCACGATACAAACAGAGGGTAAGGCGATGGCAGTTAGTGCAACGTTTAGAGTTAAGCAAATCAATTCAATACAGCCAAATGGCGATGGCTGGAATCGACACATGGAAATTGATGTCGATTATATTGAAATTGCCGACGCAATTAAGGCTGAAGAAATCGTTACTGAATACTCAGCGTCTGATTTATTGGAGGCAATTGGAGAGTCAGATGTTATTGATTGGCTTGAAAAATCTGGCTACATAGTGACAAACGACTAACCCGCTCCGGCGGGTTTTTTATTGCCTCATACCTCAGCGGCTTCTCAGAGGACGCTTAGTTATGAATGGCGGCTATCCACCGCTTACCAACATTCTGCAACTACGTTTTTTTGCATGCAGAGGTCTTTAGCTCAGCGGCGCGGCTTAAGCGCGGAGATGATTATGCAAGTCACCCACAACGGCAAGCAGTACCACGCATCAAAACTCAACGACAACGAGTGGCAACTCTCATCAGTCGATAAACCTCGCGAGAAAATCACAATGAACCGCTGGCAGATGCACATTGCCGGGTTATTGCAGCAGGTGGAGGGTAAATCATGATTAATCACAACATGCTTCGTGCAGCTCAGAACAAAGCGCTAATCGCAAGATTCATAGGTGATTCGGTGATGTGGATGTCGGCCTACAACGATATGAAGGCGGCAATTGGTTTTCCGTGGCACAGGAAATGATTATGGAATGGATTAAGTGTAGTGAGCGGATGCCAGAAAATGGAATGACTGTTCTTGGTTATTGTATTTGCAATTCAAAATTCTCAGGGATTTATACCATGAGAAAACAAGTAATTGAGGCAAAGAACTCAAAGAAAGACACCATGCTTATTAAGCATGAGCGCGTATCCCACTGGATGCCGCTACCTGCACCACCAACAGAATAACCAATCCAACCATTCCCCCTACTCGTCCGGCTATCGCAGACGGGAAGAGCACAACCAAATTTCAGGAGTCCATCATGCCTCTCGCTAGAACAGTGAAAGAGAGTCAATTGCAACGACGACTCAGTACACAGAAAGCTCTCTGGTATCGCTATAGAGGCGATCGCAATGCGATGAGAGCACATCTGAACTTGTCGAGAATCGAGGTTCTTAATCAGCGTTATTTCTTGGGCGGATGCCCGTTCTAAAAAGGTAAACATCATGAAATTCGAAAAAGCCATGAGAAAGAAAGCCAAGCTACGGCTGGCACTTACCGGGCCAAGCGGATCTGGAAAAACATATAGCGCATTGCTGGTAGCAAAAGGCATTGGCGGAAAAATAGCTTTCATCGACACAGAGAAAGGCAGCGCTTCACTTTATTCAGATATTGCTGACTTTGACGTACTTGAACTGGATCCGCCATTCTCTCCGGAGCGCTTCATTGAGGCGATCAAGTCAGCGGAAGATGCCGGGTATGAAACGCTTATCCTCGACAGTATCACCCACGAATGGGGAGGTGTCGGCGGATGCCTGGAACTGGTAGACACAATAGCCAAGGTGAAATACCGCGGCAACAGTTGGTCAGCCTGGAGCGAAATTAACCCTCGCCATCGTCTGTTCCTCGACGCAATTTTGCGTTCGCCTATGCACATCATCGCAACCATGCGCAGCAAGACTGAAACAGCCCAGGTAGAAGAGAACGGCCGCAAGAAGGTCGCCAAGCTTGGCATGAAGTCAGAGCAGCGTGACGGCGTTGAATACGAGTTCACCACGGTACTGGATATAGCGCATGAAACTCACCATGCGATTGCCAGTAAGGACCGTACCAAATTGTTCTCAAACTCGGATCCGGTAATTCTCGGAGAAGACACTGGCAAGCGCTTGCTTGATTGGCTTGAGTCTGGAATCAACCAACACGAAGAAGCACTTAAGCAGTTTGTCTCTGATGCAGAAAATGCACCAGACATGGAGACACTGAAACCTTTGTTCGAAGAAGCATGGAGAACACTTCGTGGTACTGAATACCAGGCTAAAGCAAAAGAAGTGTATGACAGCAGGAAACTAGATTTCTCTCCTAACACTGAATCTGCATAACAAACCTACAAGTAGGCGGCCTACGGGCCGATTCACCATGACTCCTGAAACTATCCTCAGCATTCTGCGCAAGGACGCGCGGAACAATATCACTGCGTTCCACAGATGGAAAACTTCAGCAGGCGCACTAAGCCACTCAGAAGGAATCACCCTCAATTACCACGAGCCATATTACGAGGGATGGGCACCTAACTTAGAGATGCAACAAACATTCATCTCGGGCCCGGCGCTGTACCAGATACAACAACACCTGATCGCTGAGGAATGGGGAAACGGAACGATCGGCGGCTGTGTGTATCGCCTTAAGGAGAACCAATGAGCGAACTTTGGCAACCATTTGAAAACCTGTTCCTGCACGAGGTTGGGATGAAGATGTCCCGCTCCGAAATAGCAGAAAAGCTTGAGCGTTCCGAATCTGCAATCACTCGCCAGGCATCACGTATCGGCGCACCACTTATCAGCAGGATGACCGGCAAGCCATGGACGGCAGCCGAGCTATATCTGTTCGGTCGATTCTCAGTTGAAGAGATAGCAACGGCAACCGGTCGCTCCATTTACTCAGTCAGAAGCAAGCGTAACTCACTGGCACGCTCCGGAGGATTAACTATGCGTGAATGGACTGCATGCGAACTGGCTGCACTCATGCGCTACACCAACGCAGAAGTCGCAGAGATTACCGGTCGGAGTATCGAAGAGGTCGGAGATAAGAGGCTGGCTGTGAATATTGAGCGGAATGGATGGGACGTGAGAAGTCCTGAGCGGGAGGATTCATGACCGATTACACCGGCAGCAAAACGCCAGCAGATCAGCGTGATTTGTGGCGCACACCACCGGCACTGTTCTCCGCGCTGGATGCTGAGTTCTGCTTCCAGTTGGACGCAGCCGCCGCACCGCACAATGCAATGTGCCGCAAGTTCATCACCGCCGATCAGAACACGCTGGAAACGCCGTGGGAAGACTACCTCACCATTCCCGGTTACGCGTGGCTCAACCCACCATATAGCGATATCACGCCATTCGTGAAGAAAGCTGCAGCGGAGAGCAAGAACCAGATCGGCACCGTCATGCTGGTTCCTGCTGATACGTCCGTCGGCTGGTTCCGCGAGGCTATCGAGACAGCCAGCGAGGTGCGCTTCATCACCGCTGGACGCCTGGCATTTATCAACCCGGTCACCGGTAAGACGGTATCGGGAAATACTAAAGGATCGATGCTCATCATCTGGCATCCGTACCCGCGTACACACTGCCACTTCGCAACTGTGGATCGGGACGAACTAATGACTTTCGGAGCGAAACTTCTCGCTCGACGGGAGGCCGCATGACGCTAACCAAACGAATCACAAGGTCGCTAATGCGGCCTTTTTATTTTATCGCGTTCACCTTCAACCGAATTAACCGACAGTTCCGGGAGCATTGACCATGGCAGACATCATCGATACCGCAGCAGAGATTGAAGAGCTTCAGCGTAACGCTGCCCTTTCCGCCCACCGGATCAACCGTAACGCCGTATCAGCTGAGCGTTGTGAAGAATGCGACGAACCGATTCCCGAGCCGCGGCGCGCTGCCGTTCCCGGCCGCCAGACGTGCGCCAGTTGCAAGGAAGAGATCGAATTGAGGAATAAGCAGAGGGGTATCCAGTGAAAGAGCGCGGAATGATTTTTAATGAGTATCAGGTGCGCGCCTTGCTTGATGGCAGCATGACGCAGGTTCGGCGCCCTATCAAATGGCGTCAGACTCGGGCTACTGAAATTGCAGAGCGCGACGACGGAAGCATGTGGCCATGGAGCGAAGATGCGGAGCACGTGTGCGATTACTGGCATCCATGTCCATTTGGTGCAGTTGGCGATGCGATTTATGTCAGAGAGTCATTTTCACGGCTCGACGCATTTAACTTCTTTGATCCAGCAGTTCCTCAAGAAGTCCCGGACTTCTGGTATTGGGCCGATGGTGAGCCAGAATGGGGAGACTGGACACGTCCACAATCTGGCGCAGTAATGCCTCGCGCCGCCAGCCGAATCACCATAGAGATAACCGGCATCCGAGTCGAGAAACTTCAGACAGCTAATGAATCAGACTTGCTGAATGACCTTGGCGACATGCTCGAACACTGCGAAACCGTAGCTGGACGAGCCTTCAACCATGCCGAGCATTATGCGATCGCTGGCGTTCCGTTAGGGCTGTGTCCAGAAATGCACGGCTTTAAAGCGTGGTGGGATAAGGCCAATGGCGAAGGTAGCTTCGACTCCAACCCTTGGGTCTGGGTAATCGAATTTAAGGTGGTGCCCAATGTTCAGGATAATCCAGCCTAATACCTGGTACGCCGACCTACATGGCGCGCCCTGCAAAATCATCCGCGCTACCCACGAAGTAATCCACTACATCCGCAACGGTCGCACCTGCATCGCCAGCATGGGCCGCTTTCAAAACGAATTCGAGCCGCTTACCAAAGCACAGGCAGAGCGGATTGCCGAAGAAATCGAAACAGCAGAACACTTAAAACGCCTCCGCGCTATGCGGGCGGCATGAGGAGAGATTATGGCAACAATGAAACAACTAGTTGAGTCAGAGATAAGTGACTTCTTTGCTATCTTTGGCAGCCCCGGCGAGCCAGTGACTATTGAGGAGGCGCAAAAAACGCTTCTCTCACGGATTTCCCCCTTGCTCAGCACCGATATGGATTGGATTAAGTGTAGTGACAGGATGCCACCACCTGCTACTGGGGTAATTGTCGCTACACCATGGCAATCAACATCTGGCGGATATGCAATGAAATGGGCCACTAACTGCCCTGGTCATCCTGATGCAGATGAGAATGGGTGGGTTATCCCTGGTGCATCGTGGAAGCCAACTCACTGGCGCCAATTACCTGAACCGCCAACCACATGACGCAACTGATAGCTGATTCACTGAGTCGGCTATTGGGTGCGAATGCACTGCCACGTTATCCCCCTTCCCCAGCCATCGTGCCGGGATTCTTTTTTGCCTGGAGAAAACTATGATCAGTACACAGATGGCAATCCCGCCAGTCATCATCAATCGCGAAACTGTTCAGCAGATGCTTGGCGGTATCTCGCGTACTACGTTTTATCGCAAGCGTATCCAATGGGAGGCTGCAGGAACACCATTCCCGCCAAAAGCGCCTGGCACTAACGCAGGTCGAGGCGGTGAGCAGTATCGTTACTGCGACGTGATGCGCTTCATGGAGGCTCAGGGTTTAGTTGAGTCTACGCATGACTGA